AGAATCCAGCGGGCCACGTCGTGCTGTCGTAGCGCATATCGAACCGAAGCAGGGTGTCGTTGTCCGTCAGGAAGCCCGTCCCCGCGTCATACTCTATGCTATGCGTTCCTGCGATTAGTCCGCTAGTCAGGTCACGGCCAGTAATCGGCGAACGCAACTTCCCCCACGTGCTGTAGTAGTCGCCCGTGAGCGCGTCGGTTGCTCCGATGATCACGCCCATCAGATGCGGGCGTGGTAGTAGCGGGCCGTCTGCGTGCCCATCTTGATGCGGTCAGACCAGAGCGAGCCGGTGACGAACTGCGACACGGAGCCGTCGGGGTTGATATCGGCCACCTTGACGTAGGCGAAGGCGTCCGTGTCCGTGGGCATGGTCGCCGCGATCTCCCACTTGAAGTCCGTGTTGTTGGCCGGGTAGTTCGGCGCGACATACGGCAGCTTTAGGTAGACGAAGTAAGCGCCGGTCGTGACCGTGATGGGCGTGCCCATGCCGTTCGGGACGAGGTTGTTTACCGTGCCCGAGATGATGGAGTAGGTGGACTCCGTTTCGGTCTGGCTGCCCAGGGTGACGAGGAACGGGTGAAGGCTCGGCATAGGTTCGTCGCCGGTGCATCCTGCTTCCTCGGCGTAGTTGAGGATGCGGGTCGTAAACGTGCGGGGCACGGTTCCGTTGACCACAGGGGTGGCCCAAGCCGGGATGAAGCCAAGCGCGTTGGCGGCGATGGCGTCGGCGTTGTTGACCACGTTATTCCACGGAGGGGTCGTGGCCTCGTTGATGTAGTAGGGGTCCTCGGCCTCGGTGACGTCGGCCTTGCTCATCAGGAAGGTCGCGTTGAGCTCGCAGGGAATGACGATATCCTGCGAACCGACGTGCATCTGGCTGACCTTATACCAGGTCGTGAAGGACGTGAGCGTAGAGTTGGCCGTAAGCGCCGCCACGGAACTGTTCCGCAAGACGTTGGTAAACTCAATCTGATACACGCCCGGGCCTGCCTGCTGGATCAACACGTTGCCGTCCAAGGCCGGGATGGTGTTTAAGCATTCCTGCAGATCGTAAGCCGACTGGGTCGAGGGGTCGAAGGTGGTCGTGGTCGTCGCGCCTGCGTGGGTGAACGTCGCCCCGCCTGACTTGTAGTCGCCCGCGAAGACCACCTGCTGGATGCTATTGCCGGCCGATGAGCTGCCATCCCTGAGCACGTTGACCGCCACGGTGGACGGAGTAGCCGCGACAGAGTCGATGACGGCCAGCACCCGGACATGATGCCCGAAGAAGCGGGGGTTGAAATAGGTCGTATGGCAGTGGCCCCAGTCCAGCAGGGTTTCGCCCTCGGCGACGACCTCCTGGTATCCTTCCATCTTCTGGATGTTGGTCGTGTTCTGGTAAAGCGAGGGGCCGGAGTCTACGAACAGCGCGTCGAACTCGTCCGAGCCGTCCTTGACGAAGGACACCCAAGGAAGGTTCTGATCCAGCAGGCCGCCGTCAAAGGCTCCGTTGCCAGCATCCCACTTCGACAGGGTCACATACCAGCGGCCTTCCCCGGTCAGGGCGTAGCCACCGCCGCCGAGCATCCAAGGGGACGTGGCGTCAACCAAGGGGGCTGGCGTGACGCTGGAGGACTTGACCGCGACGAAGTTGATGTGTGCCTGCCTGTGGTCTAGAAACGCCCCAGTCTTGATGTAGGGCATCAAGGAATGCGTGTAGGTCACCGAGCCCATGGCCACCTGCACGACAGGCGTCGGCGTGCCAGAGACAGGAATGGCCAGCACGTTGCACTGGAACTGAAGGGGCTTTGGATTCTCCAGCGCGGGAAGGCTGGGCGGGAGGGGAGGGTCGGGGAACTTGGGCAGCGCAATACCGAATGCGATACCATCGTCGCTCGGAGGCGTCCAAGGCTGAGTGATATCCAGGGAGAACCCGCTGGACGAGGCGCTGAAGTTGTAGCCGTCGCCGGGTTGGATGCTCATGTTCAGATCAGGCGGTTGTCTCGGTAGACCTGATCGTGCCAACCGACAACACTATAGCGGACCTCATAGTTGACCTTGAACAGCAGACCGTAGTCCTGCACGTTGACCTGAGAGAGCAGAAGCTGATTGAACGCTCCGTTGGCCGCGCTGGAAACCCAAGAGGTTCCCGCGTAGTCAGGTATGATACGAGGAAGCACGCTGGACCAGTCGTTGTCTCTGGAGGTCGTGCCGAGGTAGGAGAGCATATTCTGGACTTCGGAAGACTCGGTCGTGTAGAAGTGCCCGGAGAAGGAGGACTGAGGGGCAAGGTAGTTCGTCTTGCCGTAGAAGTGCTTGAAGTTCGGGTTGACGAAACCGATGAAGCGACCGCCGTTTACGTCCTCGAAGCAAGCGCCGTTAAGGCCGATGTAGGACTGCTTCTTGCCAATCTTTCCGAACTGAGGAGTCCCGTCAGAATTGTTGCCAAGCAAAACCTGAATCCAGTCGTCTGGGTTTTTGATTTCCACCAGAGGACCGATGGGAGACTGGGTGTAGGTTCCAGCGGCTCCGGCGATGACGCCATCGTACCCGTCACCGCCAGGGGTGAAGAAGTTCGGGTTGGTCGTGATGTTCTCGGACGTCAGGCCGTTAGACGCGCCGACCTCCGGGTTGGTGTACGTACCGCTATTGACGGTCGGGTCGATGCCGATGTAGTCCACCGTGATCGTGGCCATACCGAGGTTGTCGTAGGACACCGAGAACTTGTGCGCCGTGAGGGCCGCGTTGATGGGACAGGTCGAGCCTCGGTTGCCGACCGACAGGTCGTTGTCCTTGTTCGCCTTCCAGACGCAGGTGGCCGTCAGCAGGCCGTAGCCGTCGTTGCTCAGTTTGCTTCCAGGCTGGAGGACCGGAGCGGTTAGCGGGTTGCCGTAGTCTTGACGTGCCATAAAGTTTATTTGCCCTTGAGCATTGCGGCGCGGGAAGGCGCGGCGGTCGAGGTAGCGCCAGCAGGAGCGTCCATCCAACTGTTAGTGCGGGAGGGGGTGACGAGCTGAGCCAGAAGGTCGTTGGTCTTTTTGGCCTCTTCGAGCTGGGAAGCCATGGCCTCGAGCACCGGGTTGGCTCCGACGCCGACGACGTTGGAAAAGCCTTCAGGTCCCTTGAAGGTGGTCGGCATCCTATCGACTTCCTTCTGGGCTTTGATTTGAGCCTCGGCGGCTTCCTTCTGCTTGACGACCGCTTCTTCGGCTTTCTTCTTGGCGATCATCTCCGGGTCTTCGGCGACTCGAGCAGCCGAACGGCGCTCAAGGACCTTCTGCATATCCTCGTCCTCAGACATTGAGTTGATGCCCCAGAACATGGCGGTGGCGTTATAAAGCCTTCCAGCGGTGTTGAAGAATCCTTCGCCTTCTTTTACGTATTGAAACAGGGCCTTGTCGCCTTCGCCACCGAAGCCAGCAAAGCCGCCTTCACCGGCCTGCTCCTCGGCGAGGGCAGCTGCTGCGAGCTTGGCGTTCTTACGATCTAGGGCGTCCTGACGACGACGGGCCGCTTCCTGAGCGGAGGTGACCGTTCCCTCGCGCATATACTTGTTGCCACCGCCTTCGGCCACGGCCTTGGCGTCCTGGACGGCTTGCCGGTTCTTTTCGATGGACGCGGAGATGGCGCTCATGGCCGCGTTGAGTAGGACCATGGGCGCGGCAAAGGAAAGGAATAGGTCCTTGCCGAATGACTTGAAGCGGTTTTCGACGCCCTCGATGTTCTTCTCAAGCGTGCTTAGAGACTTCTTTACCTTGTCCGCAACCTCGTCGGCGTTGGTAGTCCCATCGACGCTATACTTTACAGAGTTGCTCATGCTTGGGTTTTTTCGAGTTCTTCGATTAGTTCTTCATCCTCAGAGGTGAGGACTTTCAGTTCGGCTCCCTTGCTGATCGCGAAGGTGGAGTTGAGCCAGATGGCCTGACACTCCGGCATCGTCCATGCGCGCTCTTCCGGGATGCCGTTGGAGATTAGCGACGCGACCACCGTCAAGACCCATGGGGTCCCGCTGGTTTCTGAGTGCTTTGCTTTCTTCTCCCAGAACTTCGGCCAAGCCTCTACGAGGACGTACTTGGAAAAGAATTCAATCTGCTCGGCGAAGTAATCGCCGTTGGCGGTCATCTTGCCAAGATACCAGGAGTCCTTCCACGTCAGTTTGTCGATGCGTTCGCCCGAGCAAATCTTGACGGCAAACAGCAAGTCCAGCGGACGGATGCCTGCGCCCGAACGGATCAGGGGGCTTTCGGCTGCTTCCAACATTACCCGGTGTCGCAGGCAGAACGGGGAAACAAAACGGCCCAGCAAAAACGTTTCAGCTGGGTCCGTGAAAGCCGATGTGAATCGGCGGTCCATGCGGTTAAGCGATGGCCTCGTAGCCGACGGCGGTGACGGTAACGGCGGTGTAGCCGCGGTTCGAGCCCTTGTCCGAAACCTTGGTCACCCAGCCGGAGAAGGCCGTGGAGGCAGTGCCGCCAGAATAGGACGAAGCGGTGTTGACCGTCAGGGTAAAGTTAGCGCCGAGGACCGGGATGGCCGAGGTCTTGGCGATGAGCTCGACGCTGATCTGCGTCTTGCGGTCGTCGCCGCGCCAAGCGACAGTAAGACCTTCTTCGTCAACGATGGTGGCCTCGGACGTGAACTCGCCGTCGTTGGTGTAGGACTGGACGACGGCATTGGCCACGGTCGCACCGGGAAGGCCATAGATTGCGGTTACCCCTTTGACGATAGCAGCCATATACTATTGCGGGTAAGGTAAGGTTAGCCCTCAGGGTTCACGACCACCAGAATGTCGTAGGCTAGGACCGATGCCCAGGAGCGCTCGTTGACCCCTTCGTCCTCGGACATGGGGGTGATATCGTAGCAGTGGGCATCGCCCTGGAGGGTGAACACGGCCTGCAGCGCTTCGAGGTCCTGCATGGCCCCGGCGATGGCGGCCATCCTGGCACGGTGATCCGTCAGGGTCACGTCGTCGGCAGAGTCCAGCAGGGTGACGCGGACGGAGCAGGAGTAGTTCCCGAGGCCGTCCGGGAAGTCGTTAGGCAGGCGGGCAGAGTCGCAGAGCACGATGGCCTTGGGGAGCACGTTCGTGTCGGCGCTGTCGCCCTTGTAGATGTTCACCCCAGCCAGTTCGACCTGGTCGGAGAGGTGGGCGGCCACTGCGGCCTCCACGATATGTCTGGCACTTTTCGTTCCCATAGAGAGGTTATTTGTTCTTACGAGCGTTAGCCTGTTGAATCGTCTTCTCAAGCCTTGCGAGCACGGCGGCGCGAATTTGTTTCACGCGGTTTCCGTAGACGATGTTCTCGGTCCCTGCGTCGTTAGAGACGTTATTGATGTTTCCGATGAAGTTGGTCACGGCCATGGAGACTCGACCAGGGCTACGTGCCGCGACGAACACGCCTTGGGCTGAACGCTTGTTGGCGTCCACCCATGGGGCGTTGTAGACGCCGTAGTTGCGCTCGACGCCCTTCTTGTTCACCGGCTTCGGGACCTGTTCCATGACGGACGCCCACCCGGACTTGACCCGTCCGACCTTCACCTGCCGTTCGGCGATGTAGGCTTCCAGCTGCTGGGTGGTGGGGATGAAGTATTGCGGACCACCGACGGGCTGATTGCGCTTCCAGCGACCTCCCACGGCGTTCTTATACTTGTCGTGGATCGGGCGAGGGTTGTCGGTAGTTCCAGCAAGCGGGCGAATCTGGCCGAAGATGTTGGCCTTGGCCAAGTAGTTCTGAGCCTTGGCAAACGCTCGCGTGTAGCTCGTGTCCTCCATGATCTTACGCATCACGGGGGAAAGGGTCCGAACCCTGGACAGGGTGGACTTGTGGTCGTAGATTGCCCGGAATCCTTCCTGGTCATTGGCCTTCACGGAGTTGATGACCTGACGCAGCAGGACCGGCATCCCCTTCTTGGGGCTGTCGGCAGGGACGAAGATGCGACGCACGTCATTCCCCAGCTTGTTCATGCCTGCTTTGTGGGCGGCAGAGCTCAGGCCACGGCCACCGCCCTTGGGCATTGGCGGGGTGAAGGTCATGGCGTCTCGGCACATCAGCCTGATCTGCTCGCGGGCCACCATCTCCATGTCGGCTTTGATTTCAGACGCAAAGTGCCGCATCGCCGCGTTGAAGTCGGCGAGGCTGGCGGGGTCGATGGCTGCCCGGACTTTGGCCATTACTGGTTGTCGTCGATGCAGGTGAGCTCGATGACGGCGCTGGCCTGCTTGTAGGACTGGCCTTTGACCCGGAGGACCTGACCGTTGACCGTCAGTTTCTTGCCCGGGGCTAGGGAGGCCATAGGGACGCCAGAGACGATTGTGGCTACCTGACCTCCAACCCGGCCATCAGAAGCCGTCCAAGGGGCCGTAGCGGCGGCGAAACGCACCGTCCACATCTTCTCCTCGGTGAAGCCCCCCGCGTCGAACTTAGGGGTGTTCATCGGCTGGGACAAGCCGACGAGGAACAGGTTGGAGCCGACCGTAGCCGGGACTCCTACGTCAGCCAGGAGCGCTTGGTAATCTGCCAGAAAGGTTCCGTATAGGGACATAGGGTGGGTGGGTGGGAAATTAGGGATACAAAAAAGCCCCCATCGCTGGGGGCTGTTTCAGGACTCAGCCCCGATTAGGGGTTGTAGATCGAGGCGAGGGTGCCCGTGGTGATCGCCTTGTTCGCACCGAACATCAGTTCCATGGAACCGACGAGGTTGCGGGTGCTCTTGTCAGCCCAGACATTGTAGTAGACCGAGATGCCGAGACCTTCGATCGGGACCACTTCGCGGACGAGGAAGTCGTTGCCGACGGAGTCGAGGTCCGGGGCGGCGGCGGCCATCGCCAGCGCTTCGCTGGAAACCGCGAAGCCAGCCAACTTGAGTTCGGACGGGAACTGGGAAGCGTAGAACACGCCGCCATCGAAACCGTAAGCGCCAGCGGAGAGCGGGAGGGAGGTCGTGCTGGTCGGGATGAGCTGGGAGTAGATGCCCGGGTTCACGATGAGGGTCTTGCGACCGGCCTTCGAGACGCCAGCCCAGAGAGCCTTCAGCTGAGCGGAGCCAGGGGTGACAGCCGAATCAGCGGCGGTGACGGTGGCAGCGCCGTAGTTGGCGACGGTGATGGGGGCGGTAGCGGCGGCCCAGATGGAGTCGGCCAGCTTGT